CATTGACCCTTCCAAGGGGGCAAAAAACCCTTGTAAAACAAGGGGTTTTTGGAAAATCTGCCGAAATCTCGCCCGATCAGGCGATGGGGGGCGGGGGGACCGTCCCGCCGATTGGTTTTTCGACAATCGCCATTGCCGACCCTCCGAGAAATCTGAGCAAAATTGAAAACGTCAGGAGCAACCTCAATGCCAAACAACCCGAAAGGCCGTATTGGAGCGCAAAACGGCAAGAAACTTACGCCATTACAGGTCGCAAACATGCGTGCTGGCCTCTATTCCAAGGTGGAACGCCAGATTGGTGAGGCTCACAAGGTAGTCATGGGGGAAATAGGGTGGTCGCCCACGCAAGCACGCGTATTCGCTACCATGCTCAACAAGGTTATGCCCGATCTGACCGCACAATTCGTACAGCACGAACACACAATCGACGCTGATCCAGAAAAACTATCACGCGCACAGCTAGAAGCCATTGCTTCTGGCGTAAACGACATCATCGAAGCCGAAGTTGTAGAAGAAGAAGAGAAATGAAGAAGCGCATCCACGTAAACCAGCACATCATTCGCGCCAACGCCAAGAAGGGTGAGAACAATCCGCCTCTCACGGTCAAGACTTCTAACGCAAACCACAAGTGTACGTCAGTTGAAGTACAAGGACCATCAACAGTCGTCTATTCGCCCGACAAGCCACTCTCGTGCGGGGCAAAAGTATGGATAGAGACAGACGCATCCATCCTTATCGACGGGGAGCTATTACCTTGAGCATCACACCGCAACAGGCTGCACGCCAGCTACTCAAATTAAAGAACGCAGAAGACAGTTTCCTTGGCTTCGTCAAGCTAATGTACCCGAAATGGGACTTACCTGACTTCCACCTCAAGATGATCGACGCTCTTGACCGCCTTGAGAAGAACACGCTGAACTCACACTTCGGCCTAGAGGAAGCAGAGCGACGTAAGACAGAGAAAGTGCCTGTACGCAACGTGCTAATCACCATGCCGCCGCGCCACGGCAAATCAACCTACGGCTCCGTAATCTTTCCAGCCTACTTTATGGCGAAGAAGGCCAACCGTTTCATGATGTCCACGTCATATAACAGCCAACTAGCAACGGACTTCGGTAGACAGGTCCGCGACCTAGTCAACGAACCCCAAGTTCCGCAAGTCTTTCCAGACTTTGAGATGTCACAGGATAGTCGTGCGGTGGACCAGTGGCGTACCACATCTGGTGGAGCAGCCTACTTTATCGGTGTAGGGGGTACAACATCTGGTCGCGCCGCAAACCTGCTTTTACTAGACGATCCGCTGAAGTCAAGAGAGGATGCGGAGAGTGCCACACAAAGAAATAAAATCTGGAATTACTATGTATCCGCTTTATCAACCCGTCTCCAACCAGACATTGATAATATACCCCCAGCCCAGATTGTCATACTTACCCGATGGCACCCTGACGACCCTGCTGGACGCCTCATGCAAACCGACGACTGGCGAGAGGGAAGATGGCTTCACATCAATTTCCCAGCAATTTCCGAAGCCCCAATACGAGGCGATCACGGGAAGATTTCTCGAAGTTCTCTTGATCCGTCTGATCCTAGCTACCTCGCTCCTAACGAGGCGTCTAAGATCAGCCCCAGCAAACGATACATCCGAAAGACAGAGCGAACAGCACTCTGGCCCGAACGCTTCCCAGTCGAAGACCTCGAACGAAGACAACGCCTCAACCCCAGAGAGTTCGCATCCCTCTACCAGCAAACCCCCTACATCGAAGGCGGCAACCTAATCCGCCAACACTGGTGGCGTACCTACCCCTCTGACATGAAGCCAGAACGCTTCAACTCTCTAATTATCGCAGCCGACACCGCCTTCAAAGCGAAACAGGACAGCGACTACTCTGTAATGATCGTCTGCGGCCTCGACACCAACGGCGACATCTACATAGTCGACCTAGTACGTGAACGTTTCGAGTTCCCTGAACTCAAGCGCAAGATGATTATGCTAAACAACCAGTGGCGCGGACGCGGCCTACGTGGTATATATATAGAAGACAAAGCATCAGGCCAGTCACTCATTCAAGAACTCAAGCGGGAAAGCGGCGTGTCCGTCATCCCGTATAAAATTTCATCCGACAAAGTCTCACGTCTCAACGCAGTGCTGCCCTTAATTGAGGGGGGACGAGTATTCTTACCAGAGACATCAAACTGGCTGGACGCATTTTACAACGAATGCCAATCATTCCCTTCTGGTACGCACGATGACCAAATCGACGCCCTCTCTATTGGCCTCGATGTCCTCGCCCGCACTCCAGCAACAGGCGAATATTATCAGCCACCATCTTTCCTTCCGTCCGAAAAGAACAGCGTCTTCGCACACACCTCTGACCTTAGTGGGGGACAGTGGCGAGGATGGGGTGAATAGGGACGACTAAACCTATTAGAAGAGCGTAAATAGTACCCATGACGTTGACAACTACACACTATCGCGCAGAGTACGTTCCTGACGGTGACGGCATCGTGGTCGATCTTTCCGATCACGCCGAAGCACTTATGAACTACGACGACATCTCTTCACGCCTTAGTGCGGAGCAAGAGCAACGTATCGTAGATTACGTCAAGGCCGCGATGCAAATGTCGTATGACCGCATTTCGCGTCGATACGATCATTGGACCCAAGCAGACCGCGCACACGATGTGTACGTCCGCCCTGACGCAACCTCTTTCCGCGAAAAGGCCGTTATCGCGGATACGCGAGCCATAGCTGACACAGTACTTACGTACCTTATGGCTGCGCTCACAGGCCGCAACCCTATGTTCCAGTTGGAGGGTCTTAACCGCAAGTCTCGTAAATCATCGGCTATCATCGAACGCCTTCTGCACCAGCAGATGCGTCGAACAGCAGGGGAGGCTCGACTTGCCCAACACCTTCTTGACTGTATTCGGTACGGATACGCACCCACGAAAATTACGTGGAATGCTGAAAGCCGAACAAACGAAATCACAAACTTCGACCCGCGTCGCGTATTCCATGACCCCCGTGTCCAATGGGGGGACTGGGACAAGATGCAGTACATCATCTTCTCCGATTACTCTTCCTTCGATGCCTTGGTACAAACAGGAATGTACCCAAAGCTCATGGAGTACCCAGCCCTCCGCAACCGCCTCACACCTCCTGCTGGTGGGTGGGACGGACACCGTTGGCACCAAGAAGCGGGACGAGGATTAAGTATTGACCCAGCCGAGCGCAACAAGCGCGAAAGCGGCGGCACCTTCTTTACTCTTGGCGACAGCCGCGTAGTCGACGAGTGCTGGCTACGCTTGGCGGGATACGAGATCAACATGCCACAGCTAGACCACGTCTGGCTTTGCGTAACGATCCTAGACGAGAACGTTGTAATACGTTTCCAACTTAACCCTTACGGACGCCAGTTCCCAGTAACCATAGGCGGGCTTTACCATGACGCACATAAAACCTACTCCCAGTCCTTGTACGACTTGCTCATCCCCTTGCACGACATCGCAACGTGGCTCCTTCGCTCACGTATCGACAACGTACAAGCAGCCCTATCAAACCTTATCTTTGTTGATCCCACTCAAATTGCAATCGGTGACCTCATTGACCGAAACCCCCATGGGCTTGTACGAACAATGCCTGGGGCCGACGTCGGAAAGGGCGTATTCATAGCCCAAGTACCAGATGTCACGAGAGGCCATTGGCAAGACATCGAAGCCATGTCTGGCCTCAAGCAACGTCTTTCTGCCGCGTCCGATGCCCAGCAGGGTATGCCGACGGCAGACGGGATACGGACAGCCACAGAAATCCAGCGGTTAACACAGCTAGGTTCTCAGCGTCTAGGCGTCCTATCCCGCGTTATCTCGTCAACCTCCATCCGACCAATGGTACGCATGATGGTTGCGAACATCCAAGATTTCTTCGACCCAGAAGGCTCTATCCGTATCACGGAGAACGACAGTGCCTCTATTGTCGCGGACAGGGTCAAGGACGGCTATCTGGACTTCAACCTTCCAGAAATCCAAGGCGACATCGACTACCTAGTTGTGGACGGAACACTGCCACTCGAACCGACACGCAACGCCGAAACTTGGATCAACATGCTTAAAATCCTTAACGAGACAGGCATGGCGATGGAGTACAACTCTGGCAAAGTCGTGGAAGAAGCGATCCGCAGCATGGGCGTCTCTGACTTAGACCAGTTCAAGATTTCCAAAGAGCAATCCAAAGAAGGCCCAACGCCATCGCAGCAAATGATGCTGCTCGAAAAGATGCGCGGTGCTTCCGTACAGCCGCAAGGCAATATCGAAGACGAAGTTAAGAAGGGCAACCTCGTACCAATGAAGGAGGCACCTAATGCCAAACCCCGTCAGTAGCCGTCATTGGGCATCTCAAGTTGATGCGACAGTACGCGAATATATAGAGGCCCGCATTCACGAAGAATTAAAGCCAATGCGGGACGACATAGAGGCACTTCGTGGTGCAATATCACGTACAAGAGAAAGCCTACAACGCGACATGGGTGACGTGGCAGGCCGCGTAACAAATGCAGAAGACATATTAGAAATGTCCTCTACCCGCGTAGCACAGTTGGCAAAGCTCGCAAAAGAGAAGGATGAATAATGGCACGCACACGCGTCCCCAGTGAACAGCTTAATTTCCGTTCCGAGAACACAGGAACGCATCTTCTTGATACATACCTTGAAGACGCCGAGAAAGGTGGGCTTACGCTTGCTGCCCTCATGGGCAAGTTGTTCGACGACGCTACGGGCGACATCGACGCATTCGAGTTTCGCTATACAAATGCCAACGACACACAGACATTGGAACTTCGTATCGGTACGGACGCAGAGTTCCAAGAGGTTGCATCCTTCACGCAACTCTTCACTGACCTTGAGAACTTCAAGACTACTGCACTCGCAGACATGGAGCTTAAAAGAACAGACGCAGAAGAGAGCGCGGCAGAAGCACTAGCATCTGAAGATGCAGCCGAACTTGCACAACAACTTTCAGAAGGCGCACGCGACGCAGCTATTTCTGCACGCGACCTTGCCCAGACTTACATGAACCAAGCGTACCAAACGACACCTACTGTCATCCAGCAGGGCATTCTACTTTCCCAGCTACATGGCGAACTATTTAACGGGAGTACACTGTAATGCCCAATATTTCAGTAGCAGACCAGCAGGCGTTAGCGGACGAACTATCCACGCGCTTAACATCTCTGGACAACGCGACGCCTAACGCCGACTTGGTGTACTTGGCTCGCATGATCGAAATTTTCAACGGCAATGCCAACCTATCGGCAGTGTCGTCTGAAGGTGATACGCAGCTTTCGCGTATCCAAGGTGCGGGTGACCAAGAGATTGTAGATGTACAATCAGAAGGCACCGTACAGGTGAACGCTGTTCAGACAGCTTCAGCAACCGAGCAGAACGCTCTTAACGGCCTGCAAACGAGCATCCAGTCCGCGTTGAACGCGTACCAGATGTCACCGTTGAAGGTTTATTTCCTATCACAATCGTAAACGAGGACAACTATGGCTAACGGACTATTAGGAAAAAAGGTCGTAAATGCTCGCGATACGGAAGTTGTTTACACAGTTCCGTCTTCCCGCACCACGACCATGAACTTAAACGTACTTAACGACGGCGACAACGCTGCTACAGTTAATGTGTACGTTTCGGACAAAGAATACCAAACACGTGATTTCGAGGACTACCTTTCGCCTCTTAACTACAATAAAACTTGGGCTGATAGCGACACTGACAACACTTTAGGTTTGATCGGTAAGTCATCAGACAAGCTTCTAACAGAATTGCGCACCACTCCACATGAAG